ATTTTTCCACTCACAGAGTATCGTTGAAGAGTATTAAGAAGTTGCCTTGTATCTGGAAAATAGTTTTTGATAAGTTCTGCTACAACTTTTTTATCATACTCAATATTTTCCTCGTCAAGAATATGAGACACTCTATTAAAAGTAGATACCATCAACTCAGGTTTTTCATTCTTTGGAATGGGAGTATATTTAAGAACAACACACCTTGATTGAATTGGTTCAATAATTTTATTAAGATTATTGCAAGTAAAAATGAAGCATACATTATTGTGAAGTTGTTCAATCACTCCACGAAGACAAAGCATCACATCATTAGTTGTCCCATCAAACTCATCAAAGAATACTACCTTTTTCTTATCATTAAACATAGAAACAGTAGTTCCAAAATTAATGACTTGATTGCGAATAGTATCCAAATATCTACCCTCAGAAGAACCATTCAAAAACAAAACATCCTGTTTTGTAATCTTACAGAGAGTTTTAATAGTTTGAGTTTTACCACAACCCTGAGAACCTTGCAAGATAAGATTTTGATTCAGTTGCCCCTCACTTACTACATTAGTGAAAAACTCCTTTACACTTTTAGTAAGAATCAAATCATCAACAGATTCTGGTGCCCACTTTTCCACCCACAAGAATGGTTTAGTATCAGTAATTTCCATATCAAAAAATAAAGATCAAAGGTAATAGTAATTTGGAAATGATTTACTTCTCATCCTCCAACTTGCAGTATCCCTATGGATACCAAGTATTTTAGCACATTCTTTCACGGATTCATAAACTACCCCATCAACATAACACTTTTTACCCATAGATTTTGAAAGATTATTTCTATGCTCCTCAGTAAAAGGAACACCTTTTCTTGGATGAGAATTTTTAGACCAGTATTCTCTCTGCGACTTACGCATTTTATCAATAGAATCTTTGGTGTGTTTGGTTCCCCATAAAGAATTTAAAGAAGGGTTTAACCATTCACAATAATCTTGTTCTACTTTTTTGAGGTCTTCGTCTTCGTGTATCCACTTGACGACTTCAATAACAAAATTGTGATATCCATACTTTAAAAAATTTTCATAAAGTTTAGGGCAATCCATTTTATTACTGTTGCACATAGTTATATGTTTAGCAAATCTAAGCATATAATTTTTTTCAGTAGAACCTATGTAGTTTTCCCCTGTTATTTTGTTCCTTATTTGATAAACGCAACTCATTTACTAAACCTCGTAGTATAATATTATTTAGTAAATGAGTTATTTAAACCCATTCTGGTTTACGATGGGTCACCCATTCTGGTTTTTCAATTTTCATAAGAATACTTTTTGGATTATCGTATATCCACTCTATCACAAATTTTTTTCTTTTTGCCGAAAAACTTGGGATATTATATACACCATTAGGTTTAACAACTTCTACTTTTAATTTTTTCAAAATTGCATGTAACAACGCACAACTAATCGATGTCGATCCACCATAGAGACTTGTTGGATTATATTCTTTATTAATACAATCTCTAAGTGATTTTACAGTAATATATTTACCATCATCAACTTCTGATGGATAAGACTTCCAGTCACTCCATATAGACCCAATTTGTCTTTCTTCTTTATTTTTGCTCATAATCAAATCCAATCAGGTTTACGATGGGGCAATCGAAGGTAATTATCGCATACCCAAGGTTTAGACGCAATATACATCTTATATTTGTCAAAGATAGATATTGAAGTATCCAACTTAAATTCATCAGGTCCCGCAAAAACAAAAGATGTATGAGCATCCAATCTTGTCTTTGGAAAGATTTTATCTGCTTCTAGAAGAGTTTGGAAGCAGGTATGCACTTTACCATATCGTGCTGCATACTCCTCACACAATGCAAGACCGTGCCGGATTAACCATCTGGCATTTGCAGCAGTTTCATTTGCCCATACGGTGCAGGGGTGATTGCGAAAGGCACCCTTATCGGTCGCATACGGGGTTCCATCGGTCTTAGGAAGAGTTCCATACCCGTGCCCCCATTTGTCTGAGGCAACGATAGAGAGCATCTGACAGCACTCTAGAGGCATCTTGACGATGTGCTTGTCAGGAAGAACCTGTGCAGACTTGACTGGACATTCATTTGTGATGAAAATGTTCATGTTAAGAGTTTGCTAAAACTGATTGCCAGTAGGAACATAAGCATTATAACCACATCCCAAGATTTTGTCCTTATAAAGTAAGGAACTGAAATCATATCAGCAACGAAGTGAAGCATCACTCCAAGAGTCATATTGATATGAAGAACAACAAAATACGCAGTAATCACTAGGATACTACCAGTTATTCTCATTGGGACATCAACTTTGGTCATTTCAAAGGTCGAGTAAAGATTTCAGATATAATGTCTGTTGCACCCATTGCTTCATACATATAAGTCGCAGCAGATCGTGGATTTGTATGATCTCCACAGGTAAAGACATCACATACTGCCATACCATTCTCCGGCCAAGTATGAATACTAATGTGAGATTCGGCAAGAAGTGCTATGGCAGTTACACCATGAGGATCAAACTTATGTGATGAAATATCTAATAAGGTGCTTTCAGATAGTGTTGCAGCATTTGAAAGCACATTACGGATATGTGCTTCATCATCTAATAATCCATAAGGACAACCTTTGAGAGTAAAAAGAATGTGTCTCATCCAAATGTCGAATCGGGTTCCAGAGCAATATAATACTTGAGATTGTGTTGTGTATTCTTGAATTGTGACAGAAGTTTAGAAGACACTACCACCTCATAAGCACCAGGAATAATCTTGATGTTTTCTACCTTAAAGTTAAACTCAAAATCATCACTGGTCTCACCAACAATAATGGCATACTCATTGGAAGTATCGTTTTTCTTATCACGAACGACAAGTTTAATAACACCATTCTCACCAATGGCAGACATATCAGGAAGTTGATATACTGCTGCTGCTTTCGTCAATTTTTCAAGTGTCACACTATCCAACTGGAAGCATACATCTTGAGATGGTAATGTAATTTCTTTCTCTGGAGGAGCAATAATTACATTCGGGTCAGCAAAGAAATACTTCACACGACGTTTACCTTCTTTGATGCTCAAGTAACTGCCCTGATTAAAGTCGAGGTCAGGATCCTGATGAAGACTCAAACCATTCAAAAACTGGTTGAGATCATAAATCGCAAAGTCCCGTGGAAAATCTTCTTTAATTTCTGCTTCGGCAAGAATGTTCTTTGCCACAGAAATAGTGCGAAGTTTGTTGCCTTGCTTTACAAGAATAGAATTGTTAATACCCGCAAAGTTCTTGAGGATAGCAAGTGCGTTGTCAGACAGTTTCATTGTTTGTTCTTTGATTTTCATTATTATTGAGGGTACGTTTCACGATTTGTATTCTTATCATTGAAATACATGAGAAGAACAGCATAGTGAAGGATCTTAAATATATCACGACGTGGAGTACCTTTCTTATCATATCGTGAAACATATTTCATAATATTATCTCTAGAACATGCTTCACCGTCATTGTGTGCTGCTTCAATAAAATCTAAAGTTTGAAGATTTTGATCGTTAGCAGCATAGTGTTGCTTATAAGTTCCTCTAATATAGTCAAGAAGTTCTTTTACGATCTCTTCTTCATTATATTTCCAGGGTGTTGAAGATGCATAGATGGCATCAGGATCAGGATTAATACAAAAGTCACGATCATTTGTTCCTGCTATCCAAGTGCCATCTTTTGCCCAATTGCCAACTGTCGAATTCAAGTTAGTATTAGTGTATTCATCCATTTTTAAAATTTCATCGTAAAGCATATTAATCATAACTTATTATATCAAGAAAAGTTGTATGCGTCAAGAGATTGTTTTTGTTGCTCTTCAGTAGGCATCACAAAGTCGGCATCAATTTTGTCATAAAGTTCCAAGAATGCCTGTTTGGTCTCATCGTCAAAACGATTTACACAAACTTGAATTGCCTTTGCTTTGTCTTTGAAAATAGCATAGGCACGAATGATATGAACCAAGCGGCGGGTGCTGATGATTTCATCAATACCACCATCATAGAACGTTTTACGGATCACGTCTGACCAATCGCAAAGACGCTTACAGAAGTCACGATCTTCCACTCCAAGATCCAAAGCAATACCCTCAAGAATTTTCTGTTCAGTTGCAGGAGTTGGATAAGACTGCTCAAAGGTCACAGGAAAACGCTCAAGAAATGCTTCATTCAGAACATTAGTGCCGATAAAACGACCATCATCAGAACCTTTACCTTTTGTGTTCGCAGTGGCAAATACATTGAAACCTTTTGTTGGTTTTACATACTTACCGATCTTTTTCAGGAACACACCCTTACCTTCAAGGATGGACTGGAGACAGAGGATTTTATTGCTAGCAAGGTCAACTTCATCGAGTAGCAAGATTGCTCCTCTCTGGAGTGCTTCAGTGACAGGTCCGTTATGCCAAACAGTTGCCCCACCGACAAGACGGAAACCACCAATAAGATCATCTTCATCTGTCTCAATAGTAATGTTTACACGAATGAGTTCACGTCCAAGTTGAGCACAAGCTTGCTCTACAGACAACGTTTTACCATTACCCGAAAGACCCGTAATAAACGTTGGGTAAAAAAGATTGGACTGAATAATTTTTTTAAGATCACCAAAGTTACCAAACTTGACGAAAGTATCATCTTTATCAGGAATAAAGTTTTGTTCCTGAGCAGGAATTATTGCAGGGGGAGCAGGGGGAACTTGGTAGGTTTGCTCCATTTTTTCCCGAACGGTAAGGTTCCACTTACCACGTCCAACTTTATAATCAGAAATTTTATTTGTAACTGTCTGATAGTTAGATCCATTCATCGCACACCATCCACGAATATCAGAACCGGTTACAGACTCCCCATAAAGTTCCTGTAAGGAAGTGACGATGTAATCAGCAGAAAGAGACATGATCTTGTTTTGTTGGTTTCAACTGAAGTTATTATACAATGAAAAAGGGGTCTCAACGACCCCCAGTGGACAGTTTAAGAATTGGTCAGATGCTCTTTCAACTCTTTAATCAATTTTCTACGAGAATGTCTCCTGTCCAGTTCGATACCAACAGTTCTACCATACTCTTCAAGTTCGTCCTTACTCATTTCATCGATAGAAACATCACTTTCAAAAACTTCTTGAGTAGGTTCAGGAGCAATTGCTTCTGCTGGTTCTGAAGGGACTGCAACTGGAGCAGGTTGTGCAGGTGCTGCTGGAGCTGGTGCTGGAGTTTTTCCTCCCAATAAATCTCCAAATTTACTGCAACTGGAGTAGGTTGTGCAGGTGCTGCTGGAGCTGGTGCCGGAGTTTTTCCTCCCAATAAATCTCCAAATCTAGACATTCTTAATACCTATTACTATAGAAATATTTATCAGGCAATAAGTCCCACAAACTCATTTAGAATTTTCTTATTCATTTTTTTGTTCTTCAGACTCTTCATAAAAGATTTTTTGATTTGTGTTTTAGAAGCATCTTCTGATACCTCAAATTCAGATTCACTTGTAAGAGTTGTTGCTGAAAGTGCAATATAAGAATGATAACCAGA